ATTTTGGGTTTCAAGATCTTTTAATAAACTTAATTTTTCAACAAGTAGACATGTAAGTGAAATTGGTTTTTCATGGTTCCCTTCTAAAGCTAATGAAATTTTTGTTTTAATGCCTTGGTCAAATCCTAATTATATTGCGTCTACTGAATCAGAACTATCAGATTCTTTTGGTTTTATTAATGTTAAGAATATTTCAGAACTTGTTACTTCCACAGGAAACGATACACCATTGTCTATTTCATATTATTTTGCGCCCTATAAAATGTATACTTATGTTCCTCAACCAGTTACAACAGAACCTCCACCTATTTCTTCGGGTGCAATTACACTTGCTTCTACTGGAGCAACTTACCCTGCATCTACAATCACATTAGGAAATATTGAAGTTTTAGAACCTACATATATATGTGGTAGGGAATTTGGAACAAATTCAGATGCAAAATCACATGATCTTACTTTACAAATTGATTCAACAACTGTAGGTAGACTTTATTATTTCACAGAAGCTTCTACAAATTTAAGTGGTTATGGCGCTTCTACCCCTGTTTTATTCCAACCTGGAACTTATCCTGTTACTTTAATTTTCAATTTCTCTGCACGTTTAGGTACTAATCTTGGAATAAATTGGTTTAATATAGGTAACCAACCACCTGTCTTTACTGCTGCTCTTAAAGGAATATTGCAGATAGATTCATCTCCTCAAACAAAAGAAATTCCGAGGGATGAATATATTGATTCGGTAAATTTTGAAAATCTCCCACCTTTCATTGAAATTAGCTCTTCTATTACCAATCCTATTTCTAAAATTGCAAATGGCTTTAATATACTTCCAAAACCTTTTAAAACTACTTTTAAAACATGTGTTATTTCTCAAGATCCAGATATTATTAAATATACTTTACTTTCTAACGATGACAAAATTATTTTTATTACTTATGCTAAATCTAAAAATCTTGCTAAATTAAATGGTTATAAAGCTATTCTTAAACATTATGAATCTCAAATTACTCAAGGACAAGAACAAATATTTGAATATCAGTATAATCCAAATTCAACTAAAGCACAGAAAACCTATGGACAAATGTTCGATCATAGTCCTAGAGAAGATCATCATCTTATGTTTTTACAACAAATTGTTGTTTCATCTACAAATAAATATCAATTATTTAATTTTACACTTAATTTATCTACTGTAGCTGCAACTTACCCTTATATTAATACAAGAGAATATTTAAGACATTATCTCAAATCACATATGCCTTTAATTGTAATTAAATCAAATAAGAATCCTTTCTCCAATCTTTTATGTCGTTTAGTACAAGGAACATATTCAAATTACGAAGACGTTATGCAACTTCCCGGACCAGAATGGGATCCTAGTTGCTCGGAATTAAAAGTAGCACCTTATTGGGATTTCGAAACTCCTGCTGTTACACAAATTACTATTCCTTTTACTCTTGCCATTCTTTCAGGACAAATTGATGAAGCAGGTATGCAACTCCTCGTATTCTTTAATACATCTACACTTAGATATCACCACAAGATTGACTATAACCCAGCTCAACCGGCTGCACCCACAGAACTCGCTTCAGTTCTTAATGAACTTGGAATGTGTAGTAAATGTGCGATTGCACCCTGTCAGTGTTCCAGAATAGACAAGCTCATATTTGATAGGCGACTACCGTTTATGAGAATTGCAGGAACTGGTGAATCATCACTCACACCCATCCCAGAGGAAGAACCTTCGAATGGACGCGAATCACTCATCTTTACTCCACCAGAGCCAAAGGTAACTGATGGTATCCTTCAGGGTATTGAATCTGAAACCATTACCGAACAAGTAGAAAATCAATCACTCGAAACACGTTCACCCACAAAACTCGATGGAGTTACTATGGAGACATCCCGTATCCATAGTTCTCTTGAAACAGGAAAAACTCAAATTGAAAAAGATTATCATTTTGTTGGAGCTATCTCCACTCCTTTAACCTTAAACCTTCGATTTATTGCTATTCCTATCTCCCATAATGCCTTTGGCAAAATGGAAGTTACCTCTGCAAAGAAATACCGTTTCTGGCAAGGAGAGCCTACTTTCAAAGTTACTCTCACAGCTAGTTCTGTTCTTCCCGGAATTGTATATCTTGCACAAGTACCTCCTGATTTTGACCTTTCTACCCTTAAAGCCGAATCCGCCCTAAGAATGTATTCCTCCACTCAAGAAGTCTTTTGGAATTCATCTGTAGAATTGCCCATCAAATGGTATAACCCTATCCAACAAGCGATAGTCGACTATAGTATAAGTCCTTCACCTGCCCAACTTGGGTACATTGTGTTGGCTTTTCCGACTCCAACAGGATCAACTTTTGGATCAGG